ATAATCCAGATAATTGAATTGTAATTTAATATTGTTTTAATAATATCTATGGTATAATATAGTATAAAAAGAAACAAAGGAACTTAAAATGTGACAATGGACTCACGTAAACGGACAAATTAGAATTGATGGAATTCCAGGTATGAACACTAAACCAAGTTTTGGAAATATGTGCACACATGAAATGATATCAGAAGCCCCAATTGAAGAATGTGAACAAATATACAAAGAATGCGATGTCCCTTGTGGTTCAGAAGGTTCACTTTATTATAGTGTAGATGTAGTGGGAACAGGAATGGTATGGTGTAACGTATCTATCTGGGGTGACCTTAGAGATTATGGTTCAAAAGAAGAAGATACAGAACGTATTATCAAATGGATTAAAAAACGAACAGAAGGTCATTTTATTAGGCAAGCATCTATTATGATTGAAGTAGAAGGTGGTCGTTGCGCTCATATGTATTTTGATAGAAACGTTGATGATTGGATGTCAGAAGAAAGATGGATTGTAAAGGATATTGGATGAAATTTAGTGAAATAGAATTTGACGAAACGTCAATTGTTGTTCAATCATTGAAAGACTTAAAACAAAGATTTTTGGATGATTTAACTCAAATAGATATTACAGGTAAGCCAGTTGGGTATGTTTCATGGAATGATGTTGAAATTGAAACTAGTGAAATCAATAAAGAAATAGAAGCTATTGATAGAGTTTTTAAATTATACGGAGAATAAAGGAGTTAATATGCGTTGTTTTTTAGGTGGTATATTGATTGGATTTGCAATAATGGGTATCGCTACATATACTCTTCCAAGACATATCACAGGTGTCAATAATGAATTAGTCTCTGCAGGATTAGCAAGGTATGATTCAAAAACAGGTAAGTGTATTTGGAATGATAGATGAAAACATTATGTTACTTGAACGACCAACTAGAACTTCTTAAAGAAATTCAAACAAGAAGACTTAGCACCGCAGTAAAAGAAGATATTGAAAGAGTACAAGAATGTATTGAAGAAGTAAAAGAGTTGTCAAAACCATGTGATTGTCAAGCAGGTTCATTTGATTGGTATGTTAAAAGCAACACAAAGACCAAAAGTGACGTTGATAAGATTATGAATTCATCTGCAAGAAAGATAGTTGCCATGTTGTTTTGGGAGTGGAAAAAAGCAAAAAGAGTTATTATTGACTTTAACGAAAAGTACACTCCTAATGAAGCCCAAGCAGACCACTGTTTTAAATTAGCTTATAAGTTATTGAAGGATTCTAAATGACAAGAACGTCAAAAATAAATTCACTAAATGTTAAACCATCAGGATTTAACATTTTTTTTGATGGTGAGCTTAAGTGCACTGTTTTTAAACAAGAACAGGAAATATTGTTTAATGATTCTATGACATATGAAGAACTTATTGTTGTGTATAGTGCTATTAGGGATATTATGGAACGAGAATGTGAAATGACCTTTGTTCTAAAACAACCATAAAATTTTAATCTCCTTTTAATATAACTTATGGTATAATATCTCTATAAAAGAAATAAAAGGAGATTAAATGACCATAGAGTACATCAAACAAATAAACGATACTATTCCTTTTGAATGGCAAAGAAGATATTGTAGAGCGAATAGATTCAAAGAAGGTATGGTTATTTGTATTGCAGGTAATGGTAGATTTGAAGATCTAGAATACCGTATAAAGAATATCATACAAGATAAATCAGTTACTAAAAAAGATGCTGAGGCTGATGATTATTATCTTTGTACAAAATATGGGGAATACCTATGAACCAATTTAGAGTTTTAATCATTTCTGTTTTGTGTATCTATATAGTGCTATTGTGTGTTCTAATAAGTAATGTATATAAAGAACAAACTACCCAAAAAGTTTCAGCTAGTGTCAAAATTGTATTCAAGTGTATTGATGGTAAATTATACGCTGATTCATATCTTGGTGCTTTTATTGGTGAACCTCAAAATGTATTTGAACCAAAGTTTCAAAAATCAAAAAATGAATTAATTACAGAAGATAATATTACTATTGAATGTAAAATAAAGGATTAAAAATGGAACCAATTGAAGCAGATATCATAATTCTTGGTATTGTTCTTATTCTATTTATGATAGGATTGTGGGTAAAAAAATGAAATTAATAATAGACACTAAATTTGATATCACTGATAAAGTTAAATTTGAAATACAAGATCATGATAATTGTGGAATTTTTGAAACATTAGATGGGATTATCAAAGAAATCTCATTTAAGAATTGGTTTATATATTATGCAATTGATGTCAATGGTTGTTTATATGAAGATATACAAGAAGGTCAAGTAAAATGAAAAATTTTAAAGTTTTATGTAAATATCATCTAGAATTTTTGGACGTACTATAAAAGAAATGTGAAGATTATTGTACCCTGTATAAGTGTAAAAACCCATACAATTATGAAATCGATGCCACCTATATCAATGTAGAAAGCATTACAATTAGTTATAAGATTTATTATGGTTGTGGTGATTATAGTTGTGAAAGTTGTGAAAGTCTTGACATTCCACTGACATTTTTTGAAACTGATAACTACTCAGAACTTGAAACGGTTATTTTAGAAAAAAACAAAAAAATTGAACAACTTCAAAAAGAAAAAACATTGTTAGAAAAACAATACAATACAATGAAATCAAAAAGAGAGCAACTCAAAAGAGATATGGATGATATTAATAGAATTTCCAAAGAATATGGTATTGGAAGAAATGAAAATTTTGAAAAACCATATAGAGAATATCAAGATTTACACCAACCGCAGGTTGAATTATATGAATCTATTAAAAAATTAGATGATTTAATTAAAGAGTTAAGGAAGTAATATGAGTGATAGCTACGCTAAAAGCAAAGAAGATTATGCTGATTATGTTTATCTTTGTAAACTTCTAAATGAAGATGAACAACCAAAAAATATGTACGACCATTTTGAAGAACTTAAAAAAGACTCAAGAATAATATGGAAAGATTATAGATATCAGTTGAAGGATAAACTGTGAGTTGGGTAACAACTAAATGCTGTAAATGTGGTAGAAAAGTAACTTACAATGGTTCTTGGGCTATGGAAATGGATGTTATGTGTTTTGAATGTTATAGGAGTTCAAAATGAAATACATTCTAATAATTATAGCCCTCCTGTTAGCAGGATGCGAAGATAAAGTAGTGAAAGTATGCGTTGATGCTAATGGTACTGAGATTGTTAAAGAAAGAGTATTTGAAACATTTAAAATGAATATCGCTTGTGATGAAAGAGGTTATGCTTATCATAAACAACATACTTATCAAAATACTATCTATACACCAATTTTTTCAAATTTCAACTATGGTGCATATCAAGTAAGATGTAAGGATTTAAAATGAAAATTAGAACAGGTTTTTGTAAGTAATATTAGCTCCAAGTAGCTTTATTTGTCAATTTTCAAAAGAAGTATATTCTGGTTGGGATGCTAGTTTAAGTGATTTTGAGTTATATGAATGCTCAAAAGGTCATACATTTCATGAGTCGTATTTAGTCAAAGAAATTGATTCAGATACAATCGCAGTTACATCTAAAGAAGCGTTCATAAGTCAAAAAATTTATGATTATTGCAATCTTATATCTGAAAGAAGAAATAAATTAAGTCCTGAAAAACTTAAAGAATATACCGATAAAGCTGAAGAAGAGTTTAAAAATATTAGTGCAGATGAACTTGAAGAATATAAAAAAGATGCTGAATCTGAGATAAGATATAGCGCACCAACTATTTGTTGTCCAATTTGTCAAATGCAGAATATTATTGATGATGATACGATTTCATATCTATTAAAGAAAACCAGACTAACAAGAGAAACAGCTAAACAAGAAATTAAAAGTTCTTTTAAAACATATGATGATTTTTTAAACTACATTTAATATAACTTATGGTATAATATACTATAAAAGAAATAAAGGAATCAAAATGATTATTAAAAATGCTATTATCACGCCGGATGGTACGGAGCTAGTTTCAGAGTATAGACATGATTTTAAAATGCACCTTGATACAGTTACTGGAAAAGAATACGGGGTTGATGGCGGCAATGATTATCAACGTCTTATAGGTGATTATCATGAGTGCAAGGTCATTTTGATTCAATCTGAAAGTTCAGCGTTTGAAGAGATAAGAACCTTTTTTAAATGGGGTTCATATGGTAAAGATGGCAAAGGTCCTGCAGTGAAAAAGTCTTTGGCTGAACTTTCAGATGCTCATATAGAAGCAATCATTAAAACACAAACACACCTTAGCCCAAATACAATAGGTTTATTTAAGCTTGAGCAAAAATATAGAACTGACAATGCTATTGAAATAAAGGAATAAAAATGACTGTGTTATATGCTAAAGAATATATTAGTAGAACGCTATTTATTGTAAAACATCGTGGTAAATTTATTCTTTGTTATAGATCGTCTGGTGAATCAGGTACTGGGCACAAAGATCAGATATTGCCATTTTCAGGTTTAAACACTTCATCTAGAGGTTTAAGACCTCAACCATTAGGGTATATTTTTAAAGAAATGTTTTATAATGCTCAATGGATTTACCATGGTAAAGATATTGAAGATTTTGATGGTTTAACAGAACAAATGCAGTATCTAAGAGAGTTTCTTGATTGTATAAGACCAGATATTTCTTTTAATGCAGATGATAACTACAGCGACGATGGAATTTTTGATGTTGAAACATGGAAAGAGTTTGTATTTGAGACTGCGCGCGAAATTAAAGAAATAATAGGTGAAATGGAACCATACGACCTTAAAGAAAAATTTTAATCTCCTTTTAATATAACTTATGGTATAATATACTATAAAAGAAATAAAGGAGATTACATGAGTTCTAAAACTTCTCAAGTTAATTTTGACAAATTCCAAGAAATTTACAAAGCAGCTAGAGATGCTGCTGCGATAGCTGTTGTCGATTATGATTTAGAAAATCCTGTAAAACCTGGTCAATATCCATTATGTGGTTTTGGTTGGGTTACTGTTACTGGTAGAGGTTCATTCATTACCTTTATTAAAGAATACTTAAGAGCATCTAAAAATTATACAGGTAAAGGGTATAATATTTGGTATTCACTTGTTTATGATTGTAATGGTTCTCAAGATGCTGAGAGGCACATGACAGCATGTGTTGCTTTTGCCGCAGAGCTCAAAAAGCATGGTATTTCATGTTATGCTACTTACAGATTAGACTAGGAGAACACAATGAGAATTTCAGAATTTTTCAATGCTTTCCAAGCTGGAGCTATATCACAAAATACAGATGTGCCATTCAATGCACTTGAATTATATGAGATGCTTTCGGAGTACATTGCATCTATTAAAATGCACAACGCAACATTAGCAGAAAATGAATCTCTTAAGAAAGAGATTCAATCATTAAAAGGTGCATTATATAAAATTGATACGAAACTTTCTGATGCACTTAGCGCTGAAAGAATTCAAAGACAAAGAGCTGTTAGACTTGAAAAAGAATCACAAGAAATGGCAGACCAACTAAGAAAAGAAAGCTCTTTCAGATATACTCCTGGCGATATCTTTTCTGTAATTAAATAAAGGTTATAATATGGCAAGCTATAAATCAAAAATTTTTCAAAATTTTTACAAACAATACCCTGATTATGAAATTGTGTATTTGACACATTATGGCTCGAAATTGTATGGTACTGATTCAGAAACATCAGATACAGATATTAAAGGAATTTTTATTCCTTCTGAACGTGATGTTCTTTTGAAAAAAGATCCTGAGCATTGGTCTATGAATACAAATAATACAGATGAAAAGAACACAACAGAAGATATTGATTGTCAGTTATTTAGCATCTATAAATTTTTTCATTTATTAGAAAAAGGTGAAACAGGTTCAATTGACATTTTGTTCAGTATGTTCAGAGGTGAAACAATTATTCATGATGACCATGATTTTACTAAAATGATGAAGTTGCACTATAAAGAATTTTTATCAAAAAACCTTGGCGCGTTTAAAGGTTACTGTCTTGGACAAGCAAAACGATTTGGCATAAAAGGACAAAGATTCGATGAGTTAGAAAAATTTGTTCTTCATCTACAATCATTTTCAACGGTCTTAGTTCAGCAAAGTCCAATTAGTGTGCATTTTGAAAAATTTAAAATGTTCTTTAATGATATAGATGCAAAGTACTTGCTATTTACGGCTATGGAAGATGGCTCAAAAAGAAATGGGAATGAACCTGCAAAAAATGTACAATATTTAACAGTACTAGGCAGACATTTTATTGGCACTGTAACGTATGGTTATTTACTAAATAAATTAACTGAAATTTTAGATACATTTGGTCATAGAACAAAGAAAGCAGCAACTGATAATTATATTGATAATAAAGCACTTTCACATGCAGTTAGAATTATGTATGAGTTAGAAGAATTATTAGATACAACAATGATTAGGTTCCCATTGAAAAATGCAGATGAAATCAAAAGAGTAAAATACTCTATTCTTGAACAAGAAGAATACGCAAAAATTATGGATGTTTTAAATGCTAAACTTGATATGATTGATACAAAGATTAAAGAATCAAAAATGCCAGAAGTTTCAAATAAAAAAACAATGGAAAGTATTTTATTATACTTTGTTAAGGGTAACGAATGAGTCAAATAAACCATAATGAAAGATTAGAGTTCTTAAGAAGAGAAGCTGAATGCCATTTTGAAAATTTAAAAGAGGCATCGAAAAACGGAATTAAACCTGCGGCTTTTAACAAGTTTAAATCTTCTATTAAACAGTGCACTAGGAGTATTGATGCTATTGAAAAAGATTTATATGTAGAAAATTTTGGTACTTTTTGGAAATCAAACCTAAGATCTCAAAAGCATAAAGTATGGGAGGATAAATGGGTAATTCAACGAATCAAAAGAATAGGTTAGCAAAAATTTTAAGGTTTCTCAAAAGTATAAAATCAATTGAGATGAAAAATAATATGGCTGTATCTGTACAAGGTATGATAGATGTGCTGGAGCCATATACTCAGGGCTGTTTTGGTTGTAAACATCGTGAGCAGTATAATTTCCAGGAACCATGCTTAACTTGTGTGCATGTGCCAAGGATTGACAATTTTGAAAAGGAAGAAAAATGAAAAAGCATTTGAGGATTGGTATGATATTCAAACGTAATGGAAAACGGTTTGAAATTATCGATATTGTAAATGGTGGTGCATCAAACGAATATAGTGGTGAATTAATTTTCTATAAGGTAGATGGAAAATTAAAAGTTAAACTTATTGCAACGTTTATTGAAAAATTTAAAGAGTATCTTTAATCTCCTTTTAATACAAGTTGTGGTATAATATACTATAAAAGAAATAAAGGAGATTACATGGAAAAATCTACCAGTGTTTTGCAAATTATTGAAGAGTTGAATTCAGATAATTCTAGATTATTTAAAGAACGTGTTCTTAAAGCGTATGGAGAAAATAAAACATTAAAAGCTGTATTGTTTTATACGTACAATACGTATTACACATTTAATATAAAGAAAATTCCAGAATATACATGCACAATTAAAGCACTTACATTAATTGAGGCATTAGAAATGTTACAACCATTAATGGACAGAGAAATTACTGGTGGTGCAGGAGTTGAGTATTTAAAAAATATCCTTCAAAGTCTTACAATCCAGGATGCTAAAGTTCTTGAACTTGTTATAAAAAGAGATTTAAAATGTGGTGTTAACCGAAGCACAATTAATAATGTTTTTGGAAAAAATTATATTCCAAAGTTTGAGTTAATGTTGTGTGTGCCATATAATGAAGACAATATGAAAGCGATAAAATACCCTGCTATAAGCCAGCTAAAAGAAGATGGTTGCCGTGTTGTTGCAATAAAAAAAGATGGCAACGTAACATTCTTTACTAGAAGTGGAAAAGAATTAGAAAATATGACAACAATAGCTGAAGACATCAAAAAGCTTAAAGATTTTTATGTTTATGATGGTGAATTGCTTGTATTTGGTGCAGACAGAAAAGAAGGTAATGGGTTAGTTACTAAAGTACAACGTGGTACAGTGTCGAAAGCTGAGGCAGAAAGATTGTATTTTGTTATTTGGGATATGATTCCGTTGCAAGATTTTATTGAAGGCAAAGGTAAAACACCTTACATTGAAAGGTTTAAAGAGCTAGAAACAACAATTCGTTATGTGATGCCAAATTTTGATGCAAGCAAAGATAAAGTACAACTAGTCCAAAGCATAGTAGTTAATACAAGAGATGAAGCAATGCAAGACTACGCTAGTTATTTAGAACAACTAAAAGAAGGAACTATACTCAAAAACTTTGATAGTACATATTCAGCAAAGCGTATTGTTGGTCAAGTTAAAATTAAAGATGAACAGACATGCACATTAAAAGTTATTGGTTTTTCTCACGGCAGCGCTGGTTCTAAATACGAAAAAATGCTTGGTGCCTTAACATGTATAAGTGAATGTGGTAAGTTACATGTTAGTATCTCTGGATTCACCGATGACTTTAGGTTGAACTTTAATATAGCTGACTATATTAACACTTATGTAGATGTCCTGTTTAACCAGGTTATCACCAGTAAATCATCTGAGTATAGCTCATTGTTTTTGCCAAGGTATGTTTGTGATAGACCTGATAAAACACGTGCAGATTTATTATCAGAAATATTATTAGAAAGTACACCTAAAAAATAAAGGTGTACTTTCATTAAAAATTTTGATATAATATTAAACACAAAAAATAAAGGACAATTATGAAATTTTTTACATGCGCTTATACTTTACCTGCAGGTTTTATCTCTACCTCTGAAATATCAGAAAAATTTAATATGCACCAAGCAATGTTTACTGTTTTAATTAAGAAATATGGTTTAGAAGAAGATGTGGATTTTAAACGTGTTGAAAGTATCGCCAAAGGTAAAGGTCTAAAAATGACACTGTTTGTCAATAAAAATTCAATGAAATGGCCTTCAAAGTTTAGAGCAAAACTTCAACAAATAGATACTGATTATTCAAACGTAGTGGACTTAAATAAATTTGCAAATGAATTCGCGGTTGAATTAGAAAAAGGTGATTTACCAATTGTTGAAGAGTATTTTTGTGCTGAACCACTTGTTGTTGGCAAAAAATGCTTTTCTAGATTAAACAATAAAGGTAAAGATGTATTTAAAACAAAAACAATTTATGTGCTTGATAAAAAAGATTTTATTGAATGCACTGAACAAAATCTTTTAACAGGGCACATTGAGCTTACAAATGGAAAATACTTTGTTTGGTATGATATGTAGTTATTGTTAAACTAAACAAGTATATAATTAAACAAATAAAATAAAGGAAAATCATGCTAAATCAAAATGTTAGAAATATTTTGAGTAAAATACAAGACATTTCACCTTCAATTGTTATGACATACCCTATTCTAGGTATAAAAGATATTGATTCATCAATTGCAGCACGCATCGATATTTCAAAATATGATAGTGATTCATTTGAAACTTTCGGTCTGTTAAACAAATTACCAGAGTTGTTATCAGTTATAAAATTATTAGATGAACCTGAAATTTCACAAAATAACGTCCAATTGTCACTTAAAGATAAAAATTCTGCTATTACGTATTACACTTCAGATTTAGATTTATTAGAAAGAAATAGAGTTGATTTTTCTATTTTTGATAGGGTAAAAGCAACAACTCCTGTAATTTCTTTTGTGCTTACAGATGAAGAAATGGCAAGATTAAGAAAAGCTTCAGGTGTATTACGTGATTTAGAAAATATTACAGTAAAAGCAGAAAATGGTATTGTAACAATTGTCCTTGATTCAGATTCGTTAGGAACATCATTTCAATTATCCCCATCTACAGTTTCTATTACTGCGGATTTTGAGGCTACACTAAGCAATGAAAATTTCAAAAAATTACCACTAGGAACATATAATGTAGGAGTACACGTAAATTCTAAAGGGACCACAGTTTTTGTTTTTGCTTCAACTAGTTTAGAAACATTTGAAGCAATTATTGCAAAGAAAAACAAATAAATAATATGTGTTTTAAATTTGTTAAATTCGTTAAAAAGGATTAAGTATGTTTGACTATTCATGGGATTCACTCCAAAAAAATCTACAAGCAGGTGCCGTATCAAACGGTTCACAAAACAATTATAATGATGACAGGTTTTGGAAAATTTCCAAAGATGATAATGGAACAGGTATTGCAGTAATAAGATTACTTCCTGATTCTGTTGGTGAAAGTTCAAAACCATTCGTAAAAATGTTTACGCATTCATGCACATTCTATGGTGCTGATGGTAAAGCTAGATACTACATTCAAGATTCACCTGAAACAATTGGTTTACAATGTCCTGCGTCTGAAAAATGGGCAAGTCTTTACAATATGGGCACAGCTGATGCTAAAGATGCTGCAAAAAAATATGCAAGAAAAATCAAATTCGTTGCAAATATTTTAGTTATTAAAGACCCTGCAACACCTGCAAATGAAGGTAAAGTGTTCTTATGGGAATTCGGAACTAAGCTAATGGATAAATTCATTGCTGCTATGAATCCTACAGAACAAATGCGTTCTATTGGCACAGTACCAAAACAGTTGTTTGACCCAACCGCGGCAGGTTCAAGTATTACATTAAAAATTAAAAAAGCAAACGGCTTCTTTAATTATGATGATACTGAAATTAATACAGCTAGTGCAGTATTTAAAGATACAGAAAAAGCAGCGGCATTTATTACAAAAAATTGTATTCCACTACAAGAATTTTTAAGTCCAGAACATTATAAACCATATGATGAGTTAAAACGTTTGTTGGCGTATGCTGAAACAGGTGTTAGAAATTCACAAGTTGCACAACCTGCACAACCTGCACAACCTGCACAACCCGCACAACAATCTGTGGTTGAAGATAAGCCTTTAACACAGGCACAACCAACACCGACTGCAATGGCAAGTGTTGAAGATGACGACGACGATTTGGAATTTTTGAAAACATTAGCATAAGGGTTTATGATGAGCAAAAAATTAGATGATTACACTGCTATTTTAAGTAATATTGAAATAACAAAAATGAAAATGCCTACTGAGTCAAAAGAAAGGACAACAATTTTGTTGTCCTTATTGTACCCGTATTTAGAAGAAAAATTCAGAAATGATATTGCCGAATTAAGAGAACAAGAAATAGCAAAAGCTTAGTTGTGTTAGTATTAGATTTTTCACATCTTTGCCATAGATTGTTATATACGGCAGTATTTCATTTAAAATTAAAGCCAGAAAAAAGTACCAAAAAGATTGACACGAAGAAGTTTGAAGACTTCTTCCGTCATCTTGTGTTTAACAACATTAAGTATTATTTTTCACCAACTTTTAAACAATGGAATAATGAAATAATTATTGCTTGTGATGCATCAAATAATTGGCGTAAAACAATCTATAGTGAATACAAAGCAAATAGAGCAGGTTCAAGAGATTCATCAGATATAAATTTTTCTGAATTTTATGTAGTTGTCAATGATATACTAGACATTATGGAAAAGTCTTTTCCGTTAAAGGTAGTAAAAGTTGACAGTGCAGAGGCAGACGATATATGTGGTGTGTTAGCTAAAGTTTTTTCTGCACAAGAAGATGTTTTAGTTGTTTCTTCAGATAAAGATTATAAACAGATTCTAGAATTTGATAGAGTTTCTTTATTTGACCCTATGAAAAAACAGTTTATTAAAATGTCTAAAAGTGAAGTGCAAGACTTTAAACGTTTGCATTTTTTAATAGGTGATAGTTCAGATAATATTCCTACAATAAAAGATATGGCAGAATTTTCTAAAGATTTTATTTTATTTCTTAGACAACAACAAATTTTTGTTGAACAACCTTTAGCTTTTAATAAATTAGAAATTTCTAACATGCTTTATGAAAAGTTCGCTAAAGACTTTTCTGATGTAGCTATTTACAAAAAAGCACAATTTGGCCAAGCAAAAGCAGGGAAAATTGTGCAAAATTTTGATGAAGAATTTGGCAAGTTATCTGAAGCAATGAAAAATAATTACAAAAGAAATATGCAGCTAATAGATTTTAAAATGATACCACTTGATATTCAAGATAAAATCATAGAAGCGTATAAACAAAGTACAGCACATTATGACAGCGCTAGTATGATGCAGTACTTCATAAGTCATA